TCACGTTCCAGCCGGTGTACGACTCTGGGACGGCGAGTGAAGCCTGGGCACTCAAAGTCCTGGTCATGACCGCTGATGTAGTGGGTGCTAGTGAGAGTGCGGGTCTCGCCGAGCACTACCAGAAGAGTGACGCCGATCTCGTGTACGGTATCGACAGCGGTGACCTTCATGCGAACTACGTCGGGGCTGAGAATCTCGTTAGCTCTGAGTTCGGCGCTCTGATCGCGCGCATTCCGGTTGCGGATCTAGGGACGACAGCAGAGCCTCAGGTCCTGAGTGTCAAACTGGTACTCACAGATACGTGTACCGGCTTTGACATAAGCGGCGTAAACACAAAGCTGGCGGTTTCTGACGCTGGTTCAGCTACCGAGACCCAGCGGCTGATGCAGCTGATTGCCGACGCTTTGCACTGCTCTGAGACGTCAATCTTACGTGCCAAGCTATTTGACAGTGATCACGGGCAGATTCTCGAGACGTATACCAGATATCCGCTCCTCATACTCGGTGAGCTGCATTCAGGTAAGATCATCCACGGGCTGGATGGTGACCTGGTCCCAGCGTTGTCAGGTGACGTCAGGGAGGATGGCTTTGTATTCGGGGGTGAAATAGAGGCAAAGCTAGATGGAAATATGACGCCAGTGCTATCTGGCAACGTCGGTAGCGCCAGAACTCAGACCGTATCAGGAAGGATCGGGTCAAGACTGAGCGGTGAGTTGATCTTTACGCTGTCTGGTAACGTCAGGAGTCAGGGGAAGCCACAGGGACGGATAGGATCAAAGCTGAGTGGGAACGTTGGGAGACCATTGACGGGGAGGGTTAAGTGAGCGTCGTCACATTTACAGACTACCTGCCGACACCGCGTTATGACAACGTACCCTGGACCTCGCTTACGATCGAGGAGGCTCCGGCCGAGACTGGGCCGTGGACGCTGATTGATACGCAGAACATCTATCCGACAGACATCAATCCAGCTGAGCCATCTCCTCGTTCCTTTACAACAGACAACGCAACCCTCACCGAGGGTTGGTACCGTATCACTTTCCTGGATAACCAGAGCAATAAGGTTGTCTCTGATCCTATTCAGAACATCCCGCAGGCGGAGACACCGTGGATGCCGTCGGTGCGGGACGTGGCCCTAAAGATCCTCTCGCGTACGAGAGATAGCAAGGGCAACCAGTTGGGGACGTTCACCGCTGACACGATTCCGGACGCCACCGATTGCGCCGCCATCATAGGGCAGGCTGCACTCGACGTGGCCAAGGTTCTCGGGGATGACATCCCGGACGTTCTGTATGATGATGTCGGCAACCTAATCGCGCTGAAGGCAGCAATGCAGATCGAGCTCTCCTACTACTCAGAGCAGGTCAACACCGGGCGCAGCATCTACCCGCAGCTGGACAAGGAGTACCAGGAGGAACTGCCGCTCATCAGTAAGCAGCTTACCAACGTTCTCGCGGGTAACGGTGACGGAACGACGGGACCAGTCCTGACTGGTGCCAGCAACAGTCCTTCCTGGAGTTTTCCTGTTGCCAGCCCTGATTGGTTGACTAAGAGGATGTGATGCGGTACTACATTAGGACGCATAACCTCGAGAAGGCAATTGCTCGTTACGAGCATCTTGTGGATGCCCTGGTTGATGCCGAGCCAGCTATGACAGATGTTACACTCCTGATGATGGAGTACATCCGCAGGACGTTTGAGAGTCAGGGTAGGCGTGGCGGTGGCTCCTGGGCACAGATCACAGACGAGTGGCTGACACGTAAGGCAGAGAAGGGCTGGGACCTGCGTATCGGTTATGCTCGGCATACCCTAGTTGAAGCGTTTACGAAGATGGGTGCTGCCCATCAGATCCTTGACATCGGTCCTCACGAGGTCAGTCTGGAGTCTGATCTGCCCTATGCGGCGACGCAGCAGTACCATCGTCCCTTCATCAAGTTCACGAAGAATGATCGTGTACGTATGGCCGAGGTTGTTACAAAGTATCTGGCTGAGGCCTGGTACATGGAGCCATCACCGTGAGTATCTTCGGAGCCATACAGATCGCCGATGATCTGGAAGAGGCTGTGCTCAATACTCTCGAGAAGTGGTTCTACACGTACCTGGTGGAGTACGAGCTACAGACCCATCAGATACCTGACAAGTATCACAGACCGACTCATCCGATGCCTCGTAGCTATCTGAAGGTCAACCAACTCGATAAAGAGGCGGCGGATCAGCTGCCCAGCATCGTGTGTGTCAGTCCTGGGCTCAGCAGCCGTCACGCCCCGGCACAGGAAGGTGACGGCTCCTTCCGCGCGTTCTTTAACGTGGGAGTTGGTGTCTTCTGTACCGCTAAGGATCGCAAGGACACCATGAAGATTTGCAGGATGTACACTGCCATCTGCCGTACCATCATGCTACAGCAGCAGTCACTCGGTGGCTTCGCTGACGGCAGCTGGTGGATCGACGAGAGTTACGATCCCCACTTTAGCTTCACAGACGATCAGACAATCAGCGCCGGTCAGGTTGTGTTCGAGATCGAGGTCGCTGGTGTCGTCAATAGGTACGATGGTCCCAAGACCATCGATCCGGAGCCGGAGCAACCCGGTTCCGACTGGCCGTTGGCCGAAACAGTAACAGCAACAGTCGAGATCCTGGAGGACTCATGAGTGCACAACCACCTGGTCAATCAGACCCAGGGGAGTTCCGGAATCTCTCGCTGCACGTCGTTTGCCTCGCCGACGGCTCTACAGTTGGGATCGGCGAGATCTTCACGCTTGACACGGATGGGGTTACCGATCCTCATAACCAGGCGCTGATCCAGGACGGCAGTATCGTCAACACCGGCTTCTGGGAGGACCAGCTCCAGCAGGCGAACGTGCAGGCGGAGGAGGCGGCAGCGGAGCAAGCATCAAAGGAACAACCAAAGTCAACCAAGACAACAAAGAAGGAAGGAGCTAGCGCATGACACGTCCTGGCGTAGTTGTCGCCGTACAGACGTCAGTACCGCCTCGCTCCATTCCGACTGATACCGGCGTCGCGTTCATCGCCGGTCAGTGCGACAAGGGAGCAACCAACGCGCCAACGCTAGTGCAGAGCTTGGATCAGTTCATCTCGCTCTGTGGTGCACGGGTGACCTACAGCATCCTGTACGACGCGGTTGACATCTTCTTCCGCGAGGGAGGTAATGCCGCGTACATCGGCAGAGTAGTCGGACCGTCTGCCATAGCAGCGTCGCATACGTTTAACGATGCCGGCGCTGTCTCAAGCCTAGTCCTCTCAGCCGATTCGCCCGGTGCGTGGGGGAACAACATCAAGGTCGGGATCGTAGCAGGTCAGGTCACCGGCTATGCCATTCAGGTGCAGGACATGAGCAACAACATCCTAGAGACATCGTATGACCTGGTGACTCAGGCTGATGCTCTCTCCTGGGTGAACACCTACAGTCAGTACCTCAACTGCGTGCTGGGCACAAGCACCAACCCGCCTGCCCAAGTAGCAGCTGTCGCGCTGGCTGGTGGTGCCGACGATCGTAACAACATCACGGATGCTCAGTGGCTGGCCGCACTCAACACGTTCGGTCCGGCCCTGGGTCCGGGTCAGGTGCTTGCGCCTGGCAGAACCTCAACGGCTGGTACGCAGCAGGTCTGCGCGCATGCGCAGGCCAACAACCGGGTTGCGCTTGTCGATCTGGTGGACACGCCGACGGTGGCGACGCTACAGTCTGGCGCCTCTGCCGCAGCGGCGAGCGGGGCTGGGCAGTACAGTGCGGCTTTCACCCCATGGCTGGTTGTGCCAGGAGCCACACCCGGTACGTCACGGATCGTGCCGCCATCCTGCGCCATCGCTGGACTGATCGCCCGCAACGATGTTCTCAACAATCCCGATACACCGGCTGCCGGCGAGCAGGGCATCTTCAACTCGGTGATCGGTCTCTCGCAGCCTGCCTGGGTCGACTCGGTACGCCAGACGCTCAACGCTTCAGGCGTCAACGTCATTCGAGGCATGATCGGTGGCTTCAGGAACTACGGCTACCGTTCGCTCGCGAACCCTGTCAGCAACCAGGCTTGGCTGGACTTCAGCAACGTCCGGTACCTGATGGGTCTGGGCGCTCGCTGTCAGGCCGTCGGCGAGATGTTCGTGTTCGCCGTCATCGATGGCCAGGGCAATACGTTCTCTGACTACGGCGCTGCTCTCTCGGCGCTCTGTCAGGCAGACTATTCCTCTGGCCAGATCTACGGTGGTACACCGGAGGAGGCATTCAACGTCGACACCGGCCCAGGAGTCAACACGCCTGCCACGATCGCGGACAACCAACTCCGCGCGGTTGTGGCTGTGCGCCCGTCCCCGTTCGCGGAGTTGGTCTCGATCCTCATCGTGAACACCCCGATCACACAGCAGGTGGCATAAATGGCCGGAGGACCAACACGTCAAGATACCCACAGGATCACCGTACTCATCCGGAACCGGGGAACCGGCAAGATGGTGAACTACGGCGTGTGGGACAAGTGGACTGGTGGCGAGGTCGACTCGGATGCCACCAACTACTACCCTGGCGGCATGGCAGATCCAGTGTCGCTGGGTGGGCGGCGGACTACCGCCAACGTGGTGATCTCGCGTCTGTACCGCCTAGAGCGTGATCACTTGCATCTACAGCAATGGATCAACGCTGCCGGCAAATCGGACGCGACGATCCATCGGCAGCCACTCGACATCAATGGCAACGTGTTCGGGAAGCCGATCACGTACAACGCCATCCTGAAGAAGGTCACGCCGCCACCGCTCGACTCAGAGCAGTCCGGCGCGGCCATCGTCGAGTTGGAGTTCACGGTCACCGGCTTCCCGACGGTCGCATAACGGAAGCCATCAAGGAGGGAGCGCATGTCTGAGGAACAGCAGGAGGACCAGCCCACCCTGGCTGAGACCTCTGAGTTCGCGGCGAGCGGGCTGTCTACTGAGGTGGGCAGTCTGCTCGACGCACTCGCTGCTGAGCGAGACGATATGGCCAGCGAGCGGGAGACGTTCATCCCCGTTCCTGGCTACGGTCGAGAGAGCGGTGTCACGATGCTTGTGAAGTATCGCTTGCTCGGCGGCGAGGAACTCTCGGCTATTGGACGCAAAGTCCAGCGTGAGTTCCGCAAGAACCAACAGTACGAGCGCGTCCTGTACGCATCGATCGATACGATGATTGCTGCTTGTGCAGGATTCTACGCTCAACGAGGTACGAATGGCGACAAGATGGAGTTGCCATTCTACAACTTCGATACCGAGCTTGCCAAGGCACTCAAGTTCGACGATCAGATCGATCCGCACCAACCTGCACGTTCAGTCGTGATGTCCCTGTTTGGCGGTAACATGATTGCCATTCAGCAGCATACCTTGATCCTGGGCCGGTGGATGGGTGACACTACCATTGACGCAACCACCGAGTTCTTGGACCAAGGGGGAAACCTCTAGGGCGCGCTGAAGTAGAGACTGCCGCATATGTCGCTCTCTACGGAATGGATCCAATGGCCTTCCTCACGGAAGAGGATCCACTTCGGAGAGAACTCATGCAGAGGATCGCAGCCGCCGCTATTGAGTTACAGCGTAAGCACGATCAGCAGCGCGCCATCATGCATGCGAATGAGATCGGCCAGGTTCTCAAGCAGATGTTCGGAAGGTAGACAGGGTGCCCGTTGAGCCTGTAATCCTAGAGACCATCCTGACCGGCTGGCGCGAGGTCGTCACCGGGGTACAGGCAGAGGTCGCCGCGATGGAGGAACTCGGCCTTGCCACAAAAATGGCGGGCAACGAGGCCACCGTCGCAGCTAGGAAGCAGGAGATACTCACACAGGCAACTTTCACTGCACGCCGCGTGGCTTACGCGGGCACCCTGGCCCTGATAGCGGCAGGCGCGGCAGTTCTAAAGCTCGGGTGGAACTACCAGAGTGCAATGCAGCAGGCAAGGGTAGCACTTCAGCCTGTCTTTCATGGTACGCATGGGCTGACCGAAGAGCTACTACATCTGTATAGGGTTACCGCCTTCACACCGTTTCAGTTCAAGGACGTCACCATCGCATGGCGTCAGATGTTCGCCGGTCTGAAATATGCACCAGGCGTACAGAACCCGGTGGAGCTAACCAACAAGACACTACAGAGCATGATTGACGCTCTGTCTTTCGCCGGTAAGGTCGCACCAATGAACCTTCAGCGTGTTAGCCTCGCACTCCAGCACATGGCTTACGCGGGTAGGTTGACCGGCTATTCACTCAACCAGTTGTGGCGTGACGGTATTCCGATGGCTGCCATTCTGAACAAGGAGTTCGGGATCACGGGTGAGCAGCTACACAATATCTCAAGTTACAACATCCCGGTACAGGACGTGCTTGATGCGATCAACAAGTTCATCGAGTCAACGCCTGGCTATAAGAACGCTGCCTTCCTACAAGCGACGAAGACGCTACACGGAGCCTGGACAACCTTCAAGGATCTTCTCAGTCAGGCGAGTGCTGGTAGCGGTCAGGGCATCTTTGGCGGTGTTCAGAAGTTCCTTACCACTGTAGACCAGACACTGTACGGACATCTGTATAGCAAGAAACCTGTGACCATGGTTGAGTTCATGAAGGCAGTAGACCAGGCTGTCTCACCAAGGACGCATCTACTGTTTGATACCTTCAGGCTTCTGCAAGGAATCCTGGAGGGGATCAAGGAAGACTTCATGGCTGTGGCTACCGCTATCTGGTTGGTGCTAACACCACTGATGCTACTCGAGAAGGTGCTTGGCATCCCAGGTGCGAAGTACGGTCTAGCCTATGCGTTCCAGGTGCTAGGATTCCTAATGGGCATCTACATTGGCGCGCTCCTTCTCGTGAAGATGTACACGATCGCAGCGGCTGTTGCTGAAATCATTTATACAGCCGTACAGAATTCAAGAGCCGTCATCACGCGACTGAACATCTTCCTGACGTATGCGTACATCACGGCGCAGTGGCTCTATGCGGCTGCGACGCGCTGGGCCACGGCAGCGGCGGTTGCATTCTACATCTCGCAGTGGGGTGTGCGAGCCTCGGTGATCGCGAACGCTATCGCGATGAGGGCGAGCATGATCATCTTCTGGCTGCTAGAGGCAGCGATGTGGGCGGGTACAGCGGCTGCTGCAGCTGAGACATTTGCCATTGGTCTCCTCGTAGATGCCTGGATCGCAGCTAACGCTTTGATTGACGCCGGTATCCTCATCATGGAGATGAGCATTGCCTCACTAGCGGGTGTATGGACAGCGGCACTTGGGCTGATGGACATTGCGCTTGCCGGTTTCTCGCTCGCGGTTGATGCAGCAGCCTCTGCCTGGATCTTTCTTGACTTGGTGATGGGACCCGTCGGCTGGATCATTCTTGCAATCGCGTTGATCACAGGGCTATACTTGCGGTGGCAATGGTTCCATAACCTAGTCAACAGTACCGCTCAGCTTCTTCGCGATCACTGGGTGCTAGCAATCATGGGTATGATCTCTCCCTTCCTTCTGGCCACGATCCTAATCGTCGAGAACTTCCAGAAGATTCTCAACTTCGCCCAGAAGATGTGGGACTGGTTCTCGAAGCACAACATCTTCCAGATGGCGCTGAACTTCATCATGCCATTTGGTCTTGGTAATGTACTAGGAGGGGCTATGGGTGGTGGTCCTGGCGGCGCAGGTGGTGCGGGCGGTGCCTGGTATACGCATCCCTGGGATATGTTCAAGTATGCCTCGCCGGAGTACTGGGTCGGACGAGGCGTTAAGGCACTGATCCCAGGCCTACAGGGTGGTGGTCACATTGTGGGTGGTGGCCTAGCAATGGTGGGTGAGCGCGGTCCCGAGTTACTTGCACTCCCTGGCGGTGCAACCGTCAGGTCTTCGCATCAGGCACTAGGTGGCGGGGGTGGGTTCTCAATCAGAATCTATCCGCAGGCCATTCATCTTGACGGCAAGAAGATCGGCGAGGTAATGGCAACGGCGGTAACGGATGCGGAGGCTAGACAGTGAGTAGCGTAGGATTGGGCCATGAGTACGCACCCGATCACTTTGTGACCTTGAGTTCCTCTTCAGGGCATCGGGTCAAGATTCTACTGGACGCACAAGTCGTACAGATCACCGGTGGCCATGGCGGCTGGGAAGTCATTGATCGACCCAAGCGTACATCTATCACGCGCTGGAAAGGAAAGACACCGTACAGCATGGATCTGCCGGTCATCTTCAACGGCATCCATCAGTACAGGAACATGGAGCCTGATATTCAGACGCTGATTAAGATGGCTGAGCCGGTTGGTCATCTGAAGCCGCCACCCACGATTAGGGTGAGGGGTGCCGCACTACCGCTGCCAGCCCCGAGTATCTGGTGGGTCATCTCAGACATGTCTTGGGACTCCAGCAATGTCACCTGGTACCGCTTCGGACACCTCACCGGGCGCGTGCGGCAGTCAGTTGTGATTCACCTGCTTCAGTTCATCGACGAGCAGATACTCGTAACGTCGCCATCACCTGCCGTACTCAATGGTGCTGCCGGTGGGGGCAGGGTCGTGAAGAGCAAGGGTGGCACCGCTAAGGATATGGCGCAGGAGCACTATGGTGATCCATCAAAGTATCAGCTTATCCTGACTGCCAATCCGTGGGCTTCTCCTGACACGCGCCAAGCCATCGCAGCTGGTAAGGACGTCGTGATTCCAGATGTCAACAAGAAGCTGGAGATCAAGAAGAACTCATGAGTCCTACCGCTACCCAGATCGTCGCTCTTCATACCAAGCCTCTCAAGAATCAGATGGAGGCGTTGGACGCTGACATTGATCTGCCGGCATTCCAACTGAAGATGCAGGATGTCGTAGGGATTGACCTGACTAACACGATCAGTTCAGCGATGATCGAGCGTACGATCGATGGAGCGAGTACGCTGACCGTAGTTGTTGAGGACGATCTCAACCGTACCATACAGAACAGCGGCCGACTCGGCAGAAGGGTGGACGTAGAGATCGATGGTCTCTGGTTCACGCTGGT